AAGATACTGCAACATTTTTATCGCTAAATACTTGTAAGTTTATTCTAGTTACCATTGTGTCCTCCTTGTTTGTTATAAGTTTTATTCCATTCTTCTGTTGCTTGTACTAGTTCTGGATTATGTTCCATAATATCATTGACATATGTATCTCCCATATCCCAACCACCATAGGTCATAGGTGTTCTAACTGCAACAAACCATCTGGCATATTGGTTGCCATCTTCCTTATCTTTTCTTTGATAAGTCTTCAGTACTCTCCACTCCCAACTACCTAGTTTATAAGTAGCATAGGGATTTTCTTTTGGTCTTGATTTTCCAAATAAATTTCTAGTCATTTGTTTCTCCTTATTATGGTTAATGAATAATGATGGTAATGTTTTTCTTAACCTTGCTACTTGTTCCACTACACATCATACAGTCTGCACAAGATACTAACTTCTTACCTTCTCTTGCCTTCTTATCAGACAAGCATACTACCTCGTCTGGTTCGATAGGTTCACTAGCTAGTCTGGTTCTAAAGGTTCTATAACCTAGCTTGTTCGCCTGTCGTTTCTCTTCTAACGAATCAACACTCGCCATGTTGAATCTAGAATTTGTACTATCACACTTCTGCCATTGGTGTGTGTAACCTGTGTTACCTAGTGTTCTACTTAACATCTTATCCCACACTTCACTAGGTATAACTGCAGGGTCGCCATAGCTACCTACTCTTACAATTCTAAATGCAAGTAACTTGGATAGTTTCTGTAAACTAATCTTCTTGTAATTACCTTTCTTGTAAGACTTCCACACTATGTAAGGTGCTTGAAATAATTTTACATAACACTTTCTCTGCTTGTTGATTGTCTTCAATCCATTACGCACAGAGTAAGACTTCTTATCTCTCTTCTCATCTACTGATACAACTGTACCTCTGTGTTTACAATCGCCACAGATAAGTTTGTCTGCACCTGTGTTGACTGCTTCAATAGGATTAATATCTTTAACAAGTATCCAAGTCTGTGGCATATCACCTGTCTTGCTATTGTTAGAACTGAATGTAACAATTCCTACTTTGTCATTGTCTTCGTAGAATATATATCCATTAGCCATAGCATACTCCATTTTTAATTATTAATATTCCCCAAGTTATCACACCACCTAACACACCAATGAATATTAAATAGCATAACACACCTACTAATATTGACCATTGTCTGTCTGCACCATTGTGTTGTCTTTTATATCTATAATTGTTCACTAGTTTCTCCCTTTGTTGTGTATCTATTATTACTCTACGCAAATCTTTAGTTGTGTCAAACATTATTTTCTCCTTTTATAAACAGTTATATTTCATTCTTCTAATTCTTTCTATCTTTGTATAGACTTCATTTTCAAACTTGCCTAATTCACTATCAATAGTTTGCATATCACTATCGTCTGAAAGTTCTGAAACATCTTCTCTAAACTTTGATATAATCTCAAAAAATTTTCTACATTCATCTCTTAACTTCTCAAACTTTTCTTGTGTTTCTTTATCCCATTCAACCATAGTTATTCTCCTATTCTCTATTTAATCTAAAATTTTCTATACTTGTATCAAGAAAATGAAAGTCCTCAAGGTTATCTTCTCTTGAGTAATCATCTATAGACAAATCGTTGTGGTGTTCTAATCTATTTCTTTCTTTCCAACAAGCATCTCTAATTATACCATTACCATCATTGTGATTCTCTTCAAACTCATTAATAAGTTTTAAGTATTCTTGTCCAATATCATAGACTTCTCTTTTTATTTTCTCTGCTCGTTCTTGTAATGCTTTAAACTTATTATCTAATTCATCATTAGACATTTTAGCTACCCAACATTTAAAAACTTTTGTTATAGTATTTACCATTATCATTCTCCTTTATAAGTTGTTGATATTGTTGTTCTTTTTCTTCGTGTCTATCTCTCTCTTCTCTCCAATGTTTGTGGCATAACCATTTGTCCCATTGGTATATGAGAGCTTTGCTACTGCAACAATCACATAGTATTGTTTTTTTATCTTCGTGGATGCGTACAGGCAAATTATAAGGATAAGTCATTTTAATCACCTCCTATTGTTGGATATAAGTCTTCTGCTATGCTATCAAGTGAATCAGATTTATCAAAGTCTTCACATTCATTATTCTGTAATCCAAATAATATGAACATTACATCTTCATAATAAACTTCACTTAATTCTTCTTTTAACAAATACTTTTTATCTTTTATGTCACCATACATAAGAGTATATATTTGTCTACCATTTATTTTTATATCTCTAGATGTAGTTACTCCAGATACTATTGATGTTCTAAATATTTTCATTTTATTATATCCTCTATCTCATCATCAGTAACTTCAGTAGCATAGTCCCAAGTTTGTTCAGTAGTTACTTTCTTTTCATTTTGTTTTTCTTTTTCTTTGATAGCATAGTATTCTTCTATGTTCTCAAATTCATCCATACTATTGTCATAAGTATTCGTGTTCACTTCATCTTTATCTTTTTTTACTTTGTAATCCATTAAGCTACACATTTAAACCTCCTCATAAAATTGTTTTCTCATTGGTAACACTTTGTTGTTTGGTTTGGTCTTCATATACTTCATAGTCTGCCACATACTAGATGCTTGATTCATTCCTAATCTGTTTCTTATTTCTGATTCTAAATCTTTGAATCCTCTCTCTTGTCGATTGGATTTACTCAATTGAGTAAATTTAAATCTATGTTTTTGTTTTCTATTATACGACATATTAGCTCCTTTTCTTATTATGATACCATCATATCAAATCTATATGTTGTGTCAAGTGTTTATTTTTTAGCATATGTTGTGTTCACTTCATACGATTTACTCAATTGAGTAAATTAGTCGTATTCACTCCATTGTCGTATTCACTTCATAGTCGTGTTCACTTCATACAAAAAATATATATATATTGGGAAATAAAAAAATATATAGGTAGGGTAGGGAAGGGGTAGTCAAATTTTTGACCAAAAAAAAGCCCTATATAAATTAATATATAGGGCTTATTGGGAGTTTATATTGCTAACTTTTTATCTTCTTTTTCTAAATCTTTTGTAAAGTCTTCTAAAGAAGTATTACAATTTTTAGCATTAGATAATTTAGTAATAACTAATTCTTTATCTTTACTATTTAACTTAAAAAATTCTGGATAAATATTTGCTAATAATTGAAGAGCTGAATTTTTACTTTTTACTTTTAGCTCTTGCTCAATTGATACTTCTTTACTGTCTTTTTTAGAATCTTGATTAGTAGCACCAGAAGGTTTTTTAGAGTCTTTATTTTTACTAAAAATTCCTTGCTTTTGGCACTCACTATCTAGATTATTATATCCATTAATATTTTTAGAATCTAAATAATCGCTAACAGTTTGAACAGTAATGAAGTCTTTATTATCATTAAACTTTAATAATTCAGTAAGTAAAATAACATTGTTACAAGCTTTAGTTATTCTTTTAACATTACTATGAACAAAAAAGCCTTTGAAAGTATCAGCAAGTGTTCCTTCTATTACTTCAAATTTTAGTCCAGCTTTAACACCAATTAAAACTTCTCTAACAAAAGATTGTTTTAAAACTTTAGGATTTTTAGTATTAAAGTTATGATTAAAATTTTCAGCAATAAATTTTTTAGTAATATGAAATTGAATTTCATTTTTCTTATTACTAAAGACTTCAAATTGCTGAAGGTCTTTTTTAATATCTTTAACAAATGCATTATTAATTACTTCATTATTTTTAATAAAATTTTTCATAATTTATTCCTTTATAAAATGAGTTTAAAAAAGTTATTATTAAACGACCCCAAACTTGTCTGGGTCTATATACCTTGTTAATTCAAGGCGACTATGAACATTAACACAATTTAAAAAATTGCTTTTATAGTGATTGCAAGACCAGATTTTTTAAATCCAACTTGTACAAGCTCAAGTTTGTTAAGGTCGTATCGTTCAATTAATGTCATAAATAGATATTACTAAATTTTTTTAGTAAAGTAAATACACTTTTTTTATAAAGTTTAAATTATTTTTACTATATAAATTTACTCAATTGAGTAAATCCAGATATAAAGCTTTATAAATAAAATAGCATTTAAATTGGATATAAAGCTCATACAATGCCATTTATAAAGTTAGCTATATAACTACCTATTAAATCAAAATAGAGCATTACAGCAGGTTTAGAACAAAAAGAGAACAATTGGGGACTCTTAAAGGTATCTTTTATTCTGTTTTCTCTAGTCCTATGACGTGTATATGTATACCTACACAAAAAAATTATGTGCGTGTGTATATAGTATATACCCCACCCCCACATATTTACCAAAAAACTAGCTATATAAACAAATATGTTGTAAAAAAACAACAAATAAAATAAAAATAAAACAATACTTGACAAACATGGGGGAGTTATGTATAATTATATATAATTAAGAAAGATACTTATACTCTTTGTTTATTTTTTGTTCTTTTTTTATTCTTCTTTTTATAAATATAATGAATACAAATGAAAATAATATACAATTAGAAACTATAAATAACTATATTAATCTATATAATAACTTAAATAGCATAGATTTAGAATATTCTAAAGATAGTTTTCTTGAATTTGTTTACACAATGGCTCCAACCCTTGTTTCTGATTGGAAAATGGGTCGCCACATAGAAGTAATAAGTAAAAAATTACAACAATTAGAGTCAGGAGAGATAAAAAGACTTATGGTCTTTCTACCTCCACGTAGTTCTAAGTCTGTAATCTGCTCCAAACTGTTTCCTGCATGGTATATTGGAAGAAATCCTACACATGAAATACTAACTGTTTCTCATAGTGACCAATTAAGTTCTGATTTTGGTAGAAGTGTAAGAGATATTGTTAATGATGAAACATTTCAAAACATATTTAAAGGTGTTCAGCTACGAAGTGATGTAAGAGCTGCAGGAAAATGGAAGACTACCCATAATGGCACGTACTATGCAGCAGGTGTTAGGTCACAGATAGCAGGTCGAGGAGCTCACATAGCTATATTAGATGATGTGATGTCTGAAGAGGACTCTTTTTCTGAAGCAGGTAGAAGATATGTTAAAGAATGGTATCCATCAGGACTACGAACACGTATTATGCCTAATGGTTCAATCTTAATTATTAATACTAGGTACCATTATGATGATTTATGTGGATGGTTACTAAAACAAGAAGAGAATATAGGAGATTATGCTGTAACTCCCTGGGATGTAGTGCGTATACCTGCATGGTTAGACGAGGAGTCATCTTCGTTACTGCAGTTACCTGTGGGTTCAAGCTATTTTCCAGAGTGGAAACCTGATGATGTTCTCAAGGTAGACGAAGCAGAGATAAAGGCATCCAATGGAGCAAGATACTGGAACGCATTATATATGCAGGACCCAACTCCTGATGAAGGAGGAATAATAAAAAAGAAATGGATACGTTTCTGGGAAGATGCTGCACCACCTCCTTGTGAATTTATAATACAAACTTATGATACTGCGTTCTCCACATCAAGAACTGCAGACTATAGTGTAATACAAACATGGGGAATCTTTCATAGCTATGAAGATGATGAGAATGGATATGAAACTTGTATTGCTCATTTAATATTATTAGGAAATATAAAAGGAAGATTTGAATATCCAGAGCTAAGACGTATAGCTCAAAAGTTATACCATGAACATAGACCTGATATATGTATGGTAGAAAAGAAAGCATCAGGACAATCACTCATACAAGATATGAGAAGAGCAGGTTTACCTGTTTTAGAATATTTACCAGATAGAGATAAAATAGCCAGAGTATATTCTGCAACTCCTATGATGGAAGCAGGTAGAGTTTGGATACCAGATAATAAAAAATGGTCAGAAGACTTATTAGAAGAATTATTACGTTTTCCACATGCAGCTCATGATGACCAAGTTGATGCTATGACTATGGCAATACACTATATGAAAGAGTCTTGGCATTTAGAACATCCTGAAGACCCAGAGTGGGATGACCCACCTATGAAAAAAAAGGTTGCATACTGGAGAACTTAGTGTTATAATATACAATAATAGGGGAATCATGAAACAATCAGAACAAGACATAGTTGATTTAGATGAAGTAATTACTTCCTCAGAAGTAGAAGAAGAGGAAGAAGAAAAAGAAGAATCATCTAATTATGCAATGGATGAATATTTAAGTTTATTGCGTAAAGCAGCTCCTATGCTTGGAGAAGTTATATCTCCTGCTTCTGATATAAAAGAATATCAAGAAGGAATTAAACAAACATTGTCAGGAAATTTATTAGGTTTACCTAGAGCTGCTGCAGGTTTAGCAGGTATTTTTATTCCAGGTTCTAAATATATTAGGGAGGGTGGACAAAAAGTTAGTAAAATTATTGATGATAAATTAAAAGATTTAAATACAGAGGAAGCTATAACAAGTTATGTAATAGCTCCTGATAAAATAGATAGAACTCAATTAGTAAATAAAATAAATAAAGATAAAAATATACAAAAAAAGACAGACGAATTTTTAAATAAAAAAGGATTTAAAAAAGAAAATACAATTCCTATATATAGAATTATAACGTCTAATAAACCAAATGAAATAATTAAAGATGAAAAATTAATATCTGGTTCTTTAGACATGAAACAACATTTAAATGTATTTGATGAATTTAAAGATAAAGCTCAATATACTAATGTTATAAGATATGATGTTCCTAAAAAAAATATTAAAGTAGCTATGGAAGCACATAAAAAAGATATAAAAGAAAAATCAAATAAAATAATAAAAGAATTAGGATATGGACAAAATCCTATATCTGGTAAAACTATAAAAGATATACAAAGTGAAATTATGGGTGGAACTAAATATGTTGATAAAGTTGAAAATCCTGCTAAAAGAGCTAAAGAGCTTATTGAAAAACAAGGTGAAGTTATAGTTGATGTAAGTAATGTACCTAAAAGAACTATTACAAGTAGAGATGCTAAAAATTTTTTAAGTAATCAAGGCGAAGTAGATTTAATAAAAGAAGGTAAAATTAAAACTTATGATGATTATATAAATTATATTATATCTTCACAAGGAGTAATGTATGGAGGTAATAGGCAATTAGGACAACTTGCAAGAGAAGCTTTAAGAGGAAAGCCTGGAGCATCAAAAAAACTTGAAGAAATTTATAAAGATATATTAATAGAGCAAGCAGATGAATTAACAGATTTTTATAATTTACCTAGATTATCTATAAAAAAACAAGGGGGTATGGTAATGCGTAGTGATAATTATAATACACAGAGGGCAATATAATGGCAATAGAAAAAAATCCATTTGATAAAATTGAGGAAACAATATCAAATGTTGTAAAACTTCCAGAAAAAATAAAAGAAGCAACAAATTCACCATCATTTGAGGTAGACCCTGATGGGGGAGTTACTGTAGATTTTACTGAGGTTAATATCGAGATGGAACCTGAAAGTGAAATGAAAGAATGGTATGGTAACATTGCAGATAGTTTAGACGAAGAAAAATTAGCAAAGATAGCAGAAGATGTAATTAATAACTATACAGCAGATAAAGATTCTAGAGCTGAATGGGAATCTATGTTTGAAAGAGGATTTGATTTATTAGGATTAAAGATACAAGATACTTCTGAACCTTTTGAGGGTGCATGTACAGCAGTACATCCTATGTTAATTGAATCAGCAGTTAAGTTTCAATCAAAAGCCATACAAGAGATGTTTCCTCCAAATGGTCCAATTAAAACTCAGATATTAGGAAAGGTAACTCCTGATAGAGAACAACAAGCTAATAGAGTAAAAGATTTTATGAACTATCAAGTAACTGAGCAAATGCCAGAATACTTTGATGAGTTTGAAAGAATGTTATTTCATTTACCTTTAATAGGTTCTGCATTTAAAAAAGTTTATTATGATGCTAATCTTAAAAGACCAGTATCAGAATTTATTCCTATAGACCAATTTTATGTTTCTTACTATGCTTCTAATTTAAGTAAAGCAGATAGATATACACATGTTATTTATAGAAGCCCAGTAGACTTAGCAAAAGATATGCGTACAGGTATCTATGATGAAATAGATTTACCTGAAGCTTCTTATCCTAGTCCTACATCTTTATCAGAGAAGATGGATACTATTTTAGGATTATCTCCTACAGATAATAGTGACCCACAATATACATTATTAGAACAACATTGTTATTTAGAAATAGATGAAGAGTATGCTCTTCCCTACATTGTTACTGTGGAAGAGCAATCTAGAACTATTTTAAGTATTAGAAGAAACTATAAGAAAGAAGATAAACAACAACAAAAGATTTCCCATTTTGTCCACTACAGATTTGTTCCTGGATTTGGATTTTATGGGTTTGGCTTGATGCACTTTCTAGGCAATCTTACTATGACTGCAACAGCAGCTATGAGAAGCTTAGTAGACGCAGGTCAATTTGCAAACTTACCAGGAGGTTTTAAAGCAAAAGGTGTTAGACTTGTTGGCGATAATGAACCAATAAGTCCTGGTGAATTTAAAGAAATCGAAGCAACTGGAGTAGACCTCAGCAAGGCAATTATTCCTCTCCCCTATAAAGAGCCTTCCTCTACTCTATTTCAGATGCTAGGTTTCGTTACAGCAGCAGGTCAAAAGTTTGCTGATAGCACAGAACAAATTGTTTCTGATGCAGCATCTTATGGTCCTGTTGGAACCACTATGGCTTTATTAGAAGCTTCTAGTAAATTTTTCTCAGCTATACATAAAAGATTACATAAAGCTCAAAGAGATGAGTTTAAAATTCTTGCTCGTATAGATTCAGAATATTTACCTATGGAGTATCCTTATGAAGTACCTTATGCTGAACAAAGTGTATTTAAGAAAGATTTTGATGGAAGGGTTGATGTAATCCCTGTCTCAGACCCTAACATTCCTTCTAATGCACATAGGATGATGTTAGCCCAAATGGCTCTCCAAATGGCACAACAATCCCCTCCTGGTATGTTTAATATAGAAGCATTAAATAGAACAATTTTAAATGCTGCTAATATGCCTAATATAGAAGAAATACTTCCACCTAAAAAAGAACCACAACAGATGGACCCAATATCAGATATTATGGCAGCAACAAAAGGTATTCCAATAAAAGCTT